CTTCGGGGTGATGTACGAGGAGCGCTACCGGGTGATCGAACCGGGGAAGTGGACGCTCTACAAATTGACCAAGCGGGCCGATGGCACCCTGGCCCTAGAGGTGGTGGATGAAGGCCAGTACCTCGATGCCAAGCAGCAACCGCTGACTGTTTGCCCGGTGGTTTGGTATCCGGCGGAGAAGGCGGGCTTCGGGAAAGGTGGGCCACCCCTGCGGCAGGTGGTGGAGCACTGCATCGAGCACTTCCAGATGCGCTCCGACCTGAAGGAGAAAACCCACAAATGCGCCATGCCGGTGCCGGTGCGCAAGGGTGCCCCGCCGCCAATGCCCGGCCAGGCTGTTACGCCCCTGGTGATCGGGCCCAACACGGCCATTGATGTGGACAAGGACGGGGACTTCTTCTTCCGTGAGCCCTCAGCCACTTCCCTGGCCGAGCAGCGGGCCCAGGTGAAGGAGGTCGAGGACCTGATCAATCAGCAACTGCTGGGCTTCCTCAGCGGTGATAGCAAGCAGACCAAGACTGCCACCCAGGCCCAGCTAGAGGGCGGTCGCACCCAGGTAAGCATCAAGGCGATGGGCGAGCGCAAGCGGTCGGTGATGCAGTCCATCCTGGCGATTTGGTGCCTCTACACCGGAGAGGAGTTAGCGGTAGGCGCTGGCCTGACGATGGACGAGAACGCCTATGACGCCCCCCTCGACGCGCAGTCAGCCGCGCAACTGCAGGCCTTGGCCGGTGGTGTCGAGCTGATCAGCCAGCAAAGCGCCGTAGAGGAGCTGCAGCGGGGCGGCTTCAACCGGGCGACCAGCAGCGTGGAGGACGAAATGGCCAGGATCAGGGCCGAGCGCCCAATGCTGGGGGCTCCAACACTAGGGCGGAACGACACGACCACGCCGCTGGATCAGGGGCAGCCCATCACCGCCCAGCCGTAACCAATGGCCCAAGGCGACCGCATCATCAGCAGCGTTGACAGCTACGCCGCCATTCTTGACGACCTGGAGGGGCGGATGGTGGACAACACCACCGCCATGCTCCGCACCGCCCTAGATCGCGTCCTAGGTGACCTGAAGCGCCATTACGCCGCGTACCTCAACGCCGTGGGCCCCGAGGTCCTGGACCCCGAGGGCAACACCATCAGGCCCCCCGGCGCCTACAGCTCAGCAGAGGCCACCGCCAAGTACCGGGCCATCCTGAAGGATGCTCAGCAGTTCCTCCCGCCTGAGGAGATCGCAGCCTGGCAGCGCCGATTCACCACCGATCTGGTCGAGGCCCTTGCCGTTGGTGGGGAAGCGGCTGCGGCACTGCAGACCATCGTGACCGGTGCAGGCGCCCAGTTTGCTGGGGCCAACCCGCTGGCGATCCGTGCAGCGACTCAGGCTGCAACCGCCTTCATGGAGGGCGAGGCCGCCCGTTTTCGTGATCAGATCGCCCAAATCGTCAGCGAGGGGGTGGCCCGTGGCTACGGCTCCAAGAAGCTGGAGCGGCAGATCGTCGAGGCCCTGGAGGGAACCACCGACACGCTGGGCAAGACGGCCCGCATGGGGCTCCGGCAGCGGGCTGAGGTGATCGCCCGCAGTGAGCTGGCCAACGCCTACGTGAAGGGGGCGATCGATCACAACCTGAAAGAGGGCTTCGCGTTTATCCGCTGGGTTGCTGCTACCGATGAGCGTGCCTGCCGCTGGTGCCTCAGCCGCCATGGGCGGATCTTCCCTGCTGATCAGGTGGTAATCCCTGCCCACCCGCAATGCCGCTGTACACCGGTTCCGATACCTGCTGATGAGGTGCTAGAGCCTGATCCGGTGATCCGTGACACCCTGCTCGATAGCGAGTTTTGGCGAGAGGAGCACGCGGCAGGCGTGAAGGCCCTTGCCAAGGCTGAGGGGATCAGTGAGGAACGCGCCCGGAGCCTGCTGCAGCGAGCCCTCAACCTGCCTACAGCCAGCGAGCGGTATCTGTTCCCCGATCGCAAGCGCAGCGTTCAGCCCTCGGCCCCGTTGGATGCCCCGAGGGATGGGCGGACGTTTAGCGAGGCGATAGGAGAGCTAGCGGCTAGGAGAGCGGCGGCTAGGAGGTGACGGTGGGCGGGTTAGGCAGGGGCTGCCAGTGAGTGGGGTCGATCAAACTGTGGTGATCGTCATCGGTCCACCTGCCTCTGGCAAACCAGACGATCCTACGTCTTCTTTCGCAAGGGAAAAGTCCAATAACTTCAGTCCCATCCCTGGGCGCTGTTTCAATTTGTTGCCAGGTGTTGCGCTGGTTCCAAGTGGCGATGGCTTGTAGCCTGGCCGTCTCTATCCCCTGTTCCAGATTGGGATAACGAAATGGATTTTCACATTTCGGCCCCGTGGATTTGCATTGACCGCAGGCGATGCAAATACGGCCCAACTCATCAAGATTGCTATCAGAAAGAGCAACATCACTACTGCAGCAAAACGGGCAAGGCAAAAGCTCTGGGGTGTCCAAGGCAACAGGAGAAACGGAAGGTGGGGTCATTGGCGTCAAGCATAGACATCGGCCCCTGCGCTGAACAGGAACCTTCCGGCTCGCCCAGCCTAAGCCATTGCGGTTTCATAAGCCACCACGGCAAGCTAGGGAAACGCAACATCGTGCCATGCCCTTTGATCTCCGGGCGTTCCTCACCCTGCATGCCACCGTCGGCGCTCGGGATGAGGAGGCCACCCGCCAGGTGCTGCGTGATGTGGCCCTAACCCTGCCCCAACGCACCGCCCATAAGGTCGTGGTAATGCTGGAGCGGTCGATCAGCGTTGGTGCTCGGGTCTGGCTGCAGAGGCTGGCCTAGAACCATGGCGGAGCGCACCTTTCAATGCAGGCGCAACTCGACCTGCCGAGCATGGATAGAGGAAAGCGCGATTGAGTGGGTCAATGAGGGCGAGAAGCGCCGCCCCTTATGCCAACCGGGCATGTGCCCTAACGGCAAGCGCAGCGATACCTCAGAGGATCTGCTGGTGCTGCAGCTCGATGCCCGCAGGCTCAGGGCTGAGGTGCGCGATGCCAAGGCCTCGGCAGAACGAGCCCTAGCCAAGTTGGAAACGGTGCAGGATGCGCTAACGGTGGCCCTTGAGATCAGGGACATTTTCGACCAAGGCGCGATTGAGCCGCCGAGCGATCCAGAGAAGGAAGAGGCGGCACCGATCCTGATGATCAGTGACATTCACTGCGGCATGGTAGTCAAGCCCTCAGCGGTGAATGAACTTAACGAGTTCAACCCGGACATCTTTGACGACCGGCTTGATGCGGTGTTTCGCAATGCCCTAAAAATCATCAACGGTCAGCGCAACAGCATGGTCATTCGAGAGGCTGTCGTCTGGCTCGGCGGGGACATGATTGAGGGAGAGCTGCACAACGACGCCGTGCAGAACCAAACTCTGACCACTACTCAACAGATCGTGCGGTGCCAGCTTGCCCTAGTGCGTGGCTTTGACTACCTGTTGGCCCATTCCGATCTAGAGCGGATCATGGTGCCCTGCAACGTGGGCAACCATGACAGGACGACCAAGAAGCAGCAGAGCAACGCTACTGAGAACAGCTTTGCCCATTTGATGTATCACAACCTCAGGAGGCACTACAGAGAGCAGCCCCGTCTGGTGTGGCAGATCGCTGATGCCGACTGCCTTTATCTAGATGTGTACGACAAGCGGATCAGGTTTTTTCATGGCGATTCGGTGAAGTACAACGGAGGTGCTGCCGGCCCACTGTGGAACGTGGACAAGCACGTTAAGAACCTTGATCAAAGCATCCCAGCCGATAACACCTTTCACGGGCACTTTCATACCCTCAGCTTCGGCAGGGCTACCGGGAATGGCAGTCTGCCCGGTTGCGCACCCTACGGGCACCGGCAGGGCTATCGGCCCGAGCGACCGCAGCAGGGCATGAGGTTCCTGCACAGCCGCTTGGGTTTTGTTGGTTCATTCCCGGTCTTTACCGAGTAACACGTGTCCTATCGGATTGAAGGATCAGAGCTTGTTTCCAAACGTGTCACCAAAAACAGCTTCAGGCGCGAGATCATCAACGGCTGGGAGGGTTGCTGCGCCTACTGCGGCTGCCAGCCTGACAAGGTAACGCTTGACCATGTGATCCCCAAGGCGAAGGGGGGCACGACCGATCGCGCCAACCTTGTCCCGGCCTGCGCAGAGTGCAACGTCAGCAAAAACCACTGCGACGTGTGGGCCTGGTATCACGCGCAGCCGTTCTTCTGCCCCACCAAGGCTGAAAAGATCAGGGGTTGGCTGGCCCCGGAAACCTAAGCCAGATCATACGGCGCCATGGCCATCCCCATCCTCAATAACCTGTGGCGCATCACCCCAAAGGATGACCGTGAGCTAATCCGGGGCTATGCGGGCTGGCCCCTTTCGGTGTCCAACCTCACAGAGTTAACGGCAATTCTTAACCGGGTAGCGATCACCTCCGCCCCTGCTGTCGTGCAGGTTCAAAAATGGATCGACGAAATCGAGATCCTGGAATTGGACTACGCCGACCAGGTGGAGAGCGGAACAGCGCACCTGAACAATGCGGCGAGCTACGAAGGCCCAACCCCTGGCAAGACCCTCAGCCGCGACGACCTGAAAAAACGGGCCGACGTCCTGGAGTGGGACACCAGCCTCCTGCGGGTCAAGTACGAGAGCGGCGGCGCTGGTGGGACGGCAGGCGCCGTGCTCGGCGGACGTTTGGCGACCTTAAAAGGGCGGATCTTCCAGACGCTGGGGATCGAGCCGGTCGCTGGAGGCGGCAGCGGCATGGCCATGCTGGTGCGTAGCTGATGGCCACCGACTTCGCCCCTTACGCCAACCTACGGTTGCTGTGGCAGCCTCCGGGGACGATTACCAACTTCCGTGCTGGGGTGCCTGCTGCTGGCCCTGCGGTGGTGGTTGAGGCCTTCGCTAAGAGCCAGGGCCGCACCGAGCAGGATCTACCGGGGGTAAAGGCAGGCTCGTTGATCCTGGAGGGCTACATAACCCGCTGGGCCCTGCTGGGTAACGCAAGCTGGCTGGTGGCCGGTGCTTCCCTCGCGTGGGACGAGACGGGCTACAGGCCCGCAGGGATGCTGCCAGGCGCCACCGGGCAGGCGGTGCTGACCGATCTCACCGTGCTGCCCACGTTGGCCGATGGTGCCGAGCAGGGGCAACTGAGGATCCTGGAGCTGAGCCAGCCCTTCGGGGTGGGCGGGATCGGGATCGAGCTACGCGAGGCCTTGGGGGACAAGTTCAGGGCTGCCCTGTCCACTGCGATCTGAACCATGAGCATCCGGGTAGAAACCACGGTGAGCGGCCCCGGTCCTGGGGAGCTGAGCGGGGCAATGCAAGCGGTCATCAAGACCACCTTTGGCGAGCTTTTTGGGCGGTATCAAGCCGCTTTTAACCCACCTGCGTGGCAGTGGCCACGAGAAACGAAACGGCGCGTAGGAACTGTCGGTAGCCCGCGTAATATCTTGGACCGCGAAAGCTTGCGTGGCAGCGGTCATTGGGAATTACTTGATCCCTACACCATGCAAGCCACATGGCAAGGCGGAGGGCATGGATCCGTAGGCGGTTACGCCACCGCCGTGCACGAGGGCGCCCGCCTGCGCAATGGCACCATCCTCCCCGCTAGGCCATGGACTGATGCGGTCAGGGGCACGGTGCAGGCATCGGGGATCCCGCCGTTCCCGCTGGGCGAGAAGCTGCAGCAGCGGATCCTGAGGCTGGTTGCCCGCTCCTAAGCCGGAAAGCTAAGCCGTTCGGTCAGGCTGACCCGTGCCGCTTCCCTTTGTCACCGCGCCAGAGATCAAGGTCGAGCAGGTCGGGGACGAGGCCACAGGCATCCTGCAGTTCCCGGTGTTCAACTCCCTCCTGGCTGGGGAGCGGATGCTGCTCGATGAGATCGACTACCAGTCCACGGTGAACGAGCAGACCCACCGGCTGGCCAGCGTCATCCGCGAGATGGACGACCTTCCCGAGGCCACGGCAAACCTTGTGGCCGCTCGCCTGATGGCCAAGCACATCGGGATCCCCGTGGTGCTGGAGCCCAAGGAAGACGCGATCCGCCAGCGTGAACACAGCCTGATCCGCGACATCGACAACCGCCTCTCAGCTCAGAACGAGGCCCAGGTCACCCGCCTCGTCACCGCCGCGATCATCTACCGGTTGGGGAAGGTGGATCCTGATTGCGCAGCCTGGACCGACGAGGACACCCGCAACCTCACTGAGGGCCTACGCAGCGCCATCTACGTGTTCATGCTCAAGGAGCAGCGTGGCGGCAGCGCACCGGCTGACCCCGAAAAGGTGCTGCAAGTCATGGCCGACAGCCTGGGAAAGCCCAACCTGCTCCCACCGACTGGGGAGCCATCTTCTGGCGACTCAACGATCTCTGGCCCCAAAGCCGCGAGTTCACCCGCGAGCGATTCGCCTGGTGTCCCGAAATTGTCATCTGGTCGGCGCTCGAAGAAGGAACCAAACTCCTAAGGGAACGGCTGCACGCGGCAGAAAGGCCGATCGCCAATCTCCACGCCTGGTACGCCACCAACCATCGAGACACCGACAAACGCAGCGAACCCTTCAGGATGGAGGAGTTCTGTTTCTTCTTGCCGCCCAAGGATGAGGACGCAGCCGAGGGGCCCCCTGCCGCTGCCGGTGCAGCGATGCTGGCCCTCTGCGAGCAGCGCCAGGTGCCAGGCTTCGCGATGGCCTTCTACGACACCCTGGCCACCGCCGGGGAAGGGACGCCACCGCCTCCGCTGCTGGCCCTACTGGCAGACGATGCCCTGCTGCTCGCCCCGGTGGAACATCAGGACGGTTGGAGGGGCCTCCTGCTGGCGGAGGACACCGCAGCGGGGCAAGAGCGCACCTTCAGGCTGGCGGATGATCCGCAGCGGCTGGTAACCCTGTTGGTGCCGATCGCTCCCGATGCTGCAGCGCCAGCATGGGCGGCGGCAGATTCATGGCTGCCCATCGCTCGATCTCCCTGTAGCAGTGCTCCACCGCCTGCGCTGCTGCCTGAATCGTTGTGAAGTAGCCCAGTGACCACCTCCTCCCCGCCCACCACACGCGAGCCTGATACGGACGCCGTGCGTTATGGGGGCAGTGGGAAACGCCGCGAGGGTAGGAAGCCATGCCATAGCTTTCCCGGCTAAGCCGCTGGCAGGGCTTAAGCCACGGGGAAACCTGCGAGGTAACGCACCGGCAGCGCCGGAACGATCATGCCCCAAACGTGGGAACAGGCTTACGGCTTCCGGTTCTATTTCACCCCGATGAAGTCGGCCTCGGTGGATCTGACCCAGGTTGCTCTCGGTGGCCTCGGCACCGGCAAGTTTATTGACCCCTCCACGCTGCAAAGCTCCACCGCCACGGTGATCACCGCCGGAACCGGTGATACTTTCGCCCTCGGGGTTGGCACCAAGGCGATCACCAACGCCGCCCTGGCCTCCAACGTGGTTACGTTGACCTTTGCGGCGGCCCATGGCATCACGGTGGGCAAGCGCATTGCTGTGAAGGATCTGCCCTCCCCGTTTACCAGCCTCAACGGCAGCTTTGTGGTGGCCTCGGTGACCACTTCCAGCCCGTTCACCCTGACCTACGCCCTCACTGGCACCAACGTGACCTCTGCTGCCGTCTCGGCTGGCGTGGTGGCTCCCTCCCTTCTGCTCGATGGCACCGATGCTCCGTTCCGCCTCCTGGGCCTGAGCAACATTCAGCCCAGCAACAGCACCAAGAAGGAGAGCGTCATCATCTATGACGACGAGGCGGGCAGCTACGACACCCCGATTGCAACGGGTCGCGAGAAGAGCTGGAGCCTGGAAGGTGCGATGAACTACAGCGATACCGCCTGGCGTGCCATGCGGTTCTCCGAGGAGTTCAACGTGACCGAGAAGCTGATGTGCAAGTATGCGGTCATTGGCCCAAACAACGGCAAACAGGTGGAGTACGGCTTCGGGTTCTTTGAGAACTACCAGCCCGACCAGGCGGCCGGTGGTGTGATCAAGTTCAAGGTGAGCCTGGCCGGTTACGGCAAGGTGGGCCTCGACCTGCTCTGATCATGGCGATCACTGTTCGGGGGGAGACGTTTGAGGGCTATAACAAGCCCAAGCGAACCCCCCAGCACGCCACCAAGAGCCATGCGGTCTTGGCAAAGGAGGGTGAAAAGGTGCGGCTGATCAGGTTTGGGCAGCAGGGGGTGAAGGGTGCCGGTGATCAGCCGCGCACCAAAGCCCAGAAGGCCCGCCGCGCCAGCTTCAAGGCCCGCCATGCCGAGAACATCGCCAAGGGCCCGATGAGTGCCGCTTATTGGGCCAACAAGGTCAAGTGGTAGGGCGGATCCTGGTGACCTCGCCCCGGTTATGCCGGGGCTTTTTCATTCCTCAGCACCGAACGGCTGGCTGACCAGTTCCGTGCGCTTGGCCCAAGTGTCGCCACCTTCGCGGCCCTTGCACGGGTTGATGCAGTTCGGGTCGTTGACCATGTTGCATACGAGGCCCGCCAGATCAAGCTCTGAGGCCTTCTTGCCGGTGCCTGACCAGTACAACTGCCCACATAGCCATCGGGCGCCGCAGCGGCTGCAGGAGCGGGCTTCCATGGCAATCGGTGGCGATGGTTGCGGGAGGTTTCCGGGAAAGCTGAGGCATGGCGCTACCTACGACCGCACAGGAGCTGTACGACCTGCTTGTGGGCGATGCGGTGGTGGCAGCAGGCCTCGGCACCTACACGCCTCGCGGGGGTACGACGATCCCTGCCATCGCGGTGGTCCGCCGCAATGAAGCCCTACCCGAGGGGGTGGCCGTGGCTGGCCTAGAGGTGGTGATCCTCAACAACCCTGAGTACGGCACAGAGCCGTACATGAGCGGGGAGGCGGGCCTGAATCCACAGTTCCGGCTGTACGTGAGCGAGTGGTCAGCCCTGCAGGTGGAACCTAAGACGATCACCAATGCCGCCCTGGCATCGGGCACGGCCACGCTCACCTTTGCATCGGCTCATGGCATCAGCGTGGGCAAGCAGGTGCTGGTGAGTGCTCTCCCGGCCCCCTTCGCCGCCCTGAATGGCACCTTCACGGTGACTGCTGTTACCACGGCATCACCGTTCACCATCAGCTATGCCCTGGCTGGCAGCACCATCGCATCGGCTGCCGTGACTGCCGGTGTGGCGGTTCCTTCACCCGCAGTTGACCTGACGGCTCTCCAGGTGCTGACGCAGCGGATCATCAGCCTTCTGCCGGGGTGCCGTGCGGTGCCGATCAGAGGAGATCAGCAAGGACAAGGAGACCCAAACGGGCAGGGACTTGGGGTGCTGGATCAGTACGCCATCGCCTGGACCAACCCGACCCAGTACGTCGTAACACCAGAGGTTTGAAACCATGGCAGGTAATGAGTGGGTCATTAAGGTCACAGCCGATGTAAAGGGGGTGCTTGATGCCTCGCGGCAGATCGGGCAGGGGGGGAAGACGGCTGGGCAGGAGTTTGAGAAAGGTTTTGCGGCTGGTGACAAGCTGCTGGAGCGGTTGCGGAATCAACTTAAGGAGCTGAGCCAGGGCACCAGTAGCAACGCCACTTCCCTGGGAGCTTTAAAGACCAAGCTCAGCGAACTAAATCAAACCTTAGATAAGGCCGCCATAGGCTCAAAGGAGTTCTTGGCGGCTCAAAAGGAGATCGCCAAAACACAGCAGGAAATCAACGCAGCCCTTAGGGGCTTTGCAGCGGGTGAAGCGACGATCAGCGGGCTTCGCAGCAAGATGGCGGCGTTGAATCAAACGCTAGATCAGACGGTGATCGGGTCCAAGGAGTTTGAGGCAACGCAAAAAGAGATAGCGCAAACACAAGACAAGCTCAACGCAACACTAAAGGGATTTCAGGGTAACGAGAAAAGCATTGAAGGATTAAACAATAAACTTGCCGAATACAACAAGGCATTACAGAAGGCGGAAGTTGGCTCAAAAGAGTTCATAGCGGCTCAGAAGAGAGTAGCCCAAACACAGCAGGAGATCAATTCGGCTCTTAAGGGGTTTGATGGTAACGAGAAGTCTATCCGAGTATTAAGAGAGCGGCTTTTAGAGCTAAATCAAACCTTAGAAAAAACTACCATCGGCTCTAAAGAATTTGCAGCAGCGCAAAAGCAGATAGCACTTACGCAAAGAGAAGTTGACACCGCTCTCGGTGGCAGCGTAGGTGCAATGAATACATTTGGCCAAGCCCTAAAAGGCGCTGCATTGCAAGCTGCTGCATTTTTTGGCCTCTATGAAGCGATTACATTTGTTGCTAAAGCTGTTATAGAGCTTGATAGCGCAAGTGCGGCGGTTCGCACGCTTGGCGTTGATTCTAAGGAGCTTAGCGCTAGTCTGTTAGACCTCTCTATAGAGTTAGGGAATAACGTTAGTCAGTCTGATTTATTAAAAGCCTCATACGATGTAGCATCAAGTGGCTTCAGTAAAACTGCAGAAATCGTAGACATCCTTAGGGCTTCTGCCCTAGGCGCAACCGGTGGCTTTTCGGAGTTGACCGAGGTAGCCAAGGCAGTTACGGCTGTCATCAATTCCTATGGGCTAACAGCAGCTGACGCAGAAAAAGTGGTTGATAGTTTTGTGCAAACACAAAATGATGGTGTCATAACGGTTAAGCAATTTGGGGATAATATCGGCAACATTGCAGCTGTAGCAGCAGCGGCAGGCATTCCGTTGAGTGAGCTAAGCGCCGCCATTTCAACGGCAACACTAAAAGGAGTTCCAGTAGAGCAAACATTTACAGGACTTCGGCAGGCTATTAGCTCAATCATAAAACCAAGCGATCAAGCTACGGCGGAAGCGGAAAGGCTGGGAATAAGTTATAATCTTGCGGGTCTAAAAGCCCGTGGTTTTTCCGGCTTCCTGGCCGACGTAGTGGAAAAAAGCAAAGGTTCTGCAGACAGCATTGCAATCTTGACGGGTAGCGTTGAAGCCCAGGCACCTATTCAACAGATTGTAAATGATGGGCTAAGGTCTTACTCGCTGGCGCTAGATAACCAAATCAACAAAACTGGCCAGGCCGCAAAGGCTAGTGAGATTGCTTCGGAAACAATAGCCACCGGGTTCTTGCAAGTTGTAAACGCAACAAAGAACTTTGCAGCAACAGTCAACACAGCACTGCCAGGTGCATCAGGCCAGTTCAGCGATTTAGCTAAAGTTATTTCAGTAGGAACCAGGTTGCTAGTGGCGGTAGGACCGGCGATTGGCAAGTCTTTGTCTCAGGCTTTTGCGCCGTTGGCAGCATTTTCAAACCTCACTGGGTTTGACAAGCTCATTAGTTCAAGCCTTGATTGGTTGCTTAAGTTGACTGCCAGTAACAAAGAGATAACAGCAGAGCAAGCAAAGCAAGCTCAAGCAACTGCCCAAAATACACAAAAGAAAAAAGAACAGGCAAACATAACTCAGAACATACTTGACATACAAAAAGAGCAAAACAGGCTAGCTTTGATTGAAGTCGATAATACGATCGCCCTTAGCGCTGCCAAGGACAAGCTCAGCAAAGCGCAAAGCGACTCGCTTGTTTCCGTACAGCAAGCCAGTATCAACCTAGGCCAGGCATTGATCAGCCTAGAAGATTCCCGCTTTGCTATCATTAAGAGCCGCAACGACTTTGAGCTGAAAGATGCTCAAGAGCGCAAGGCAAGCGAACAAGAGCTGGATGAAATTAAACGCCGTGGTGAAGAGATAGAAGCTGCCGCCATGAGCGCCAAGTTTCAGGGATTAGTAGCACAGCAGGGACTAGAAAGAGATCTGCTTGCATTGAAGCAGCAGCAGGCTCTTACAGAGGCAAACAGCGAGGTAAGGAAAGCAAATGCAGAATACAAAAAGGCTGAGCTTGAGGTAACAAAGGCAATCAACGAAAGCAACAAAGAAGCGGAAGCCTCGGCAAGGGCAAACCTAGAAATCAAGGATATTGACAGGCAGATTGCCAATGAAAACCTAGGGATCCTTCAACAAATCCAGCCTATACAGGGCAGGATCGCTGATGCCACCAACGAAGAGGCGATCAACAGGGCCCTTGCTGCCGCCGAGGCAAAGGGCCTACAGCTTGCCGCAGATGGCACCTTCAAGGCTGCCAAAGGCACCGCCGACCAGTTCAAGAGCGTGGGGGACAGCCTGAAGGTTCCCCTCAGCCAGCAAGGCGCCTTTGCTCAGTTGGCCAGAGATGTAGGCCTCCGGGTGCGAGACACCGGCAGGGGCTACTACGAGATCGGCCAGGCGCTGGGCAAGTCCACCGCCCCAGCTGCGAACGACATCAAGAATTTCATGGGTGCTGCCACCAAGGCCACTGGTGTAGCCAAGAACGAGGCCGCAGGGCTGGCCAGCAACATGAGGAACGCGGCTAACTCAGCGAGCGCCTTCTACAACTCACTGAATCGTGCCGCTGGCCTTCCCCCTGCCCGCTTTACAGGTGGCCCTGTCGATGCTGGCCAGACCTACCGGGTGAACGACGGCCCGAGCGGCATGAGCCTTGGCCAGGAGGCTTTCCTGTCTGCCTCCGGTGCCCTTTCGCTTATCAATCGGCCCCTGAACAGCCTCTGGACGGCCCCCTCCCGAGGCACGGTGATTCCCGCTGCTGTGACCAGCCGGCTGAAGGATTCGGGCGTTCTAGGGGGAGGCGCTGGGGTGCTCCGTGGTGGGTCCGATCCGGCAGTGGCGCATCTGGCCCTTGCGGTTGGAAACCTGAGCCAGGAAGTGGCCGAGCTGAGGCGCAAAGCGTGGAACGTGTCGGTCGGGGTTCGCGGCGATGGGAGCGGCCTGAGGCTGGCGCAGACCATGGCGCGGATGCGTTGAGGGTGACCTGATGAGCATTCAGCTCGTCTACGGAGCCTCCACCCTCACGCTGCGCTACCTGCAGGCGCAGCCGATCGGGTATGCCGAGGCGGAGACGGAGCAGGGGCTGACGGCAAGGCGATTCAGCGTGGCGGGCCTCTGCACCCCGGCGCAGTGGGTGACTTGCTGCTCCATTTTCGACGGGTGGCAAGCAGCAAAGATCCAGGAAGCACCAACCCTGGCCAGTCGTGCGGTGGGGGCCACTGTGTCGCTGACCTGCTCGGCCCATGGCCGCAGTGTCACCAGCTTGGCGTGTTGGTTCACCGAGGCGCCGGTTGGCGAGACGGTGCAAGGCGGGGCATGGGTGAAAGTCTCCTTTGAGCTGATCGACGCCAGCCAGCAACTAACCGTGCTGCTACGGCAGAACGAGAAGGCCCGCCTAGGGGGTGATGCGTTCCTCCCCTCCTACGGGTCCATCACGCTGGGGGCCACCACTCTGGCGCTGCTAGAGCAGCCGGAGGGCTACGAAGACGGTCCGAGCCTGGAGCCAACCAGTACCGGTGGCTTCGTGGCGCGGGGGCCCCTGGTGGCTTCTGAGGTGCGCATGGTGAAGGGCGTCACCGATGCCAGCGGCTGGGCAGCGGTCAAGAGCTGGTTTACCTCGACCATCGCCGCCCGCCCTGGCGCCTCGGACTTCTGGCCCGTGGGTGAGCTTGCCTTGGAACGCGACAAGATCGTGTCAGGCGGGGCGGTGGTTGAGCGGTACATCGTCTCGGTGAAGCTTAAGCGGAGGGCGGCCTAATGCCCGCGCAAACGATCGATGTACGGGCTCAGGTGTTCAGCAACCTGGGGGTCGTGATCGGCGGGCAGCTTTCGGATGATCCGGTCGCACCGGGGGTGGGCCTACTGAGAACCCAGGGTGAGGTGATCGTAAGCGGACTAATCCAACCTGCTAAGGGCACAGAGCTAAAGCTTGGGGTGCTGCTGCCAGGCGGGAAGCTGACGCGGTTCCCAAGGCGCCTACGGGTCCTGAAAGCGGATAGCGACCCGATCGCCAACGAAACCACCCTGACGGTCGGCTGCCTGCTGGCCCTGAAGTGGGATCTTGTGCAGCCCGAGATTTACTACGCCGCCGATTACCCGCAGTGGACTGCGGTTGATGTAGCGGCAGGGTCAGCTCCCAATATCTGTTTTTTGAGCAGCGTCCTAGCCGTATGCCTTGATCGCTGCACCATCACCCAGGCGACCAGTAATCCAGTT